ATGATCGGAACAATAGGATAATACAATGAGAACATTAAACGATTACTTTATAACATCAGCAATACCTGACGTATCATCAGCATCTTCAACTTTTGTTGTTGTGCCAGACGCAGGAAGAATTATTAAAATTTTTGCACATAATAAAGCAACTACTACAGGAACAGCAGAGATTACTTTTGAAATAGATGGTGTAGCTTGTACAACTGGAGCTATTAGTCATGTAGCTTCTGGTTCTGCTGGAAAACAATATACTACAGAACCTTCAGGTTTAAACGAAGTAAATGAAGGATCAGTAATAGAAGCAATCACAGATGGTGGTTCAACTAATACTTCTAAAATGGAACTTACTTTCGTTATAAGAAGATAATTAATTATGGGGGTGGCAACATCCCCAAACAATAAGGAACAAAACATGAACTACGCAATGAGACCTTTAACTACAGAAAAAGTTACATCTTCTGGTTCTTCTGCACAATCATCTGCATTTAATGATAATATAGAATATATTAGAGTAATACCTGATGCTGATTGTCATATAGAATTTGGAGTTAATCCTACAGCAACTACATCTAAAATTTTTTTAGAAGCTAAAACTTCTGAATGTTTTAAAGTATCAGCTGGAGAAAAAGTAGCTGTAATCGGATCAGTAAATTTATACGTAACAGAACTATCAGAATAGTATGGGTAGAATAAGATCAGTTGAATATGATGCTGGAGTAAAGACTAAATACATTCAAGAGTCTAATGGTCAATTAACTATTAATAACTCTCAAGATGTAAACCCTTTGTTAAAAAGAAACAAAGCTCTTTATAATCATGACTCTGGTTATATATCTGGTGCTAAAGAAATGAAAAGAGTGGCAAGTATTCCACCTTTAATACTTTCAATATGGGCTAAAGAATATAACGGAACTAACAACTGGTTTCAATTACCTAAAGATATTCAAAGAAAAATAATGAGAACTAAACTTAATAGTAATGAGTTTAGATATTTTAGAACAGCTGAAGGAAATTTATAATGGCATTAACAACATATTCAGGACTAAAAGCATCTATAGCAGATTGGCTTAATAGATCTGACTTAACAAATCAAATTGACGATTTTATTGGATTAGCTGAAGCTGATTTTAATGCTAAGTTAAGAATAAGACAAATGGAACAAATTGATGCTATTACAATAGACTCAGAAACTGAAACAGTTCCTACTGGTTTTATTGGAGTAAGATCATTTTATATACTATCTGCTGGTACTAAGTATGCATTAGAATATATTACACCTCATAATATGTTTGAAATTAAAGCAGGATCTACAACTGCTAGACCTAGAGTTTATACAATTGAAAGTGATAACGCAGCAGAATCTTTAAGATTTGGCCCTGCACCAGACTCAGCTTATACTGGTTACTTATCATATTATAAAAGATTTCCAGCATTAAGCGATACATCTACATCTAATTACATATTAACTAATCATCCTGGAATATATTTGTATGGTTCTTTATACCATGCAGCAAACTTCTTAGGTGGTATAGATCCTAACCAAGTACAACAATGGTTACAAATGTATATATCTGCATTAGAAAGATGCGAAAATAACGACAAACAAGATTCATATGGTGGAGCTCCTGTTCAACAAAGAACAGATATACAAACCGACTTATCATTTTATAGGGCTAGATAATGCAAATACCTTTTGGAGAATGGATGCCTGATCAACCAGCACATGGTATGAAAGGGGCTAACGTAGCAACTAATGTTTACCATGCTTTAGGATCTTATAAAAGATTTCCATCATTGGTATCATATTCAGGTACATCAACAACTGGTAAAGATGCACATGGTTCAGGTTCATTTAGAGATAACTCTAATGCTGTATTTAATTTTGTAGCAACTAAAACAGATATATATCAATTAGCATCAGGATCTTTTACTTCTCGTAAAGGAAGTTTAACAGGAGATGATGATGACTATTGGACATTTACACAGTTTGGTGAATACGTAATTGCAAGTAATGGAGTAGATGCAGCTCAATTTTTTTTAATGGGAACATCAACTAATTTTGCTAATCTTACATCAATTCAAACTGCAGGAACTTGTCCTTTGTTTAGAGTCTCTGGAGTTATTAGGGATTTCTTAGTTACAGGTAATATTAGTGGAGCAACAAACAGAATTCAATGGTCTGGTATTAATGACATAACAGTATGGTCAGGTAAACAATCAGACTTTCAAGACCTTCCAGGATCAGGTGGTAAAATTGTAGCTATAACTTCTGGAGAAGTAGGTTATGTATTTAGACAAAATCAAATAGTTCGTATGGACTATGTTGGTGGAGCAACAGTATTTAGACTGTCAGTTATATCTCCAAACAGAGGAGCTATTTTTGGAAAGACAGTATGTCAAGATAATAGACGTGTATTCTTTTATGCTGATGACGGATTCTATGAAATACAAGGTGATAATGTAGTAGGTATTGGAGTAGAAAAAGTTAATAGATTTTTTGATGCTGATTTAAATAAAGCATATTCTGATAGAATAGTAGCAGCAACAGATCCTTTTAATACATTAGCTATGTGGTTGTACCCAAGTGTAAATAATACTTCTAATACAACAGGTACTTGTGATAGAATAATTATATATAATTACGCTACACAAAAATGGTCTTTAGCTAAAACAAATGCTAGTCAAATATTTTCACAATTTGTAGGAGCTTATACAGTAGAATTAATGGATATTATATCTGAAAACCTTGAAGATATTAACGCTGCTTTAGATACAGATTATTGGGATGGTGGACAAATGTTTTTAGGTGCAATAGATGGAGATTTTAAAGCTGCAATCTTTTCAGGAAACTCAAATGAATGTGAAATAGAAACAGCAGAAATAGAAGGTTTTCCAGGAGCTAGAACAAACATTCAAGGAGTTAGACCAATAGTAGATGCAGAAGCAACAGTTACTGTAAAAACTAGAGAAAGATTAGCAGACACAGAAACAGAGTCTAGTTCATCTTCTATGGTAGATAGTGGTATCAATCCTGTTAGACAATCAGGTAGATACATAAGAGCTAATGTAAAAATAGCTTCAGGTAAATCATTTAAACATGCACAAGGAATAGATCTTGTTGCATCAAAAGCAGGATATAGATAATGAGTGATTCAACAGATATAGATAATGTTAGATATTCTATGGAAACACAAGAATTTTTTCAAAGACAAATTGAAGAAGCAATTAATACATTAGTAAATAAAAATAATAGTGAAAGCGATAAAGCTTTCGTTTGGTTTATGGAGTAAAATTATGGCAGGAACATTTTTAGGTAAATACGATACAACATCAGCAAACAATACAGCTACAGGAACTAATTCAGTTTCAGTTGCTGAAGGAATGCTACCGTCAAATATTAATAATGCTTTTAGAAGTGTTATGGCAGATATTAGACAGCATTACAATAGTGCTGAATGGATTGAGTATGGTGATGGTGCAGGTACTTACACACCTACTTACGCATCAAGTACATCATTTACTATTGATGGAGCAGATGTAACAGCTATTTATCATGCTGGACGTAGAGTTAAAGTTGTAGCATCAACGCCAGGCACAATATATGGTACTATATCTAGTACATCTTTTTCAACAAACACAACAGTTAATGTTACTTGGGATTCAGGCAATTTATCTAGTGAAGCTATTACAAGTGTACATATTGGTGTATTAGCTAAAACAAATAACTCAATACCTACTGGTATTATTGGAACAGCTAATATAGCAGATGGTTCAGTTACAGCTGCAAAAATGGCAGCCAATTCAATAGATTCAGATTCATACGTAGATGGAAGTATTGACTTAGCTCATATGTCTGTAAACAGTATTGATAGCGATCAATATGTTGATGGGTCAATTGATCTTGCACATTTATCTGCAGACTCTGTAAATGGAAGTAAAATTGCAGATGACAGTATAGATTCAGAACATTACGTTGATGGTTCAATAGACACAGCACACATTGCAGATTCACAAATTACAGTTGCTAAAATGGCAGCTAACTCTATAGACTCAGATCAATATGTTGATGGAAGTATAGATAATGTTCATTTAGCAGCAGATTCAATTAATGGGGCCAAAATTGCTGATGATGCTATTGACTCAGAACATTATACTGATGGATCAATTGATACTGTTCATATAGCAGATGCTAATATTACTCTTGCTAAACTTGCAAGTAATTCAGTAAACTCATCTAAAATTGTAGATGATTCAATTGTTAATGCAGATATTAATTCTAGTGCAGCAATTGATGCAACTAAAATACATGATGGTTCAATTTCTAATACAGAGTTTGGTTATCTTAATGGAGTATCTTCAGCAATCCAAACACAAATAGATACTAAAGCAGCAACATCATATGTTAATGATGCAGTTGCAGGACTAAGAACTAGAATTATTGCAGAAGCTGCTACTACAGCTAATATAGATTTAACAGCAGATTTACAAAATGGTGATACTATTGATGGAGTAACTCTTGTAACTGGAGACAGAGTATTAGTTAAAGATCAATCTACAGCATCACAAAATGGTTTATATACTGTAGTATCTAGTGGTACTGCAAGTAGAGATACACAATTTAATACTATTGATGAGCTA